GCCCCTACTGGCGGAGATAAAGTTAACGGCAAATAAATAGAAAAAGAAGAGTAGGGCCACTTGCGTTCAAGAATAGATGTTGGTGGCTCCGCATGGTGTGACCCACACGGTGCTTAAACCGGAACCGGTGGGATAAACTCCGGCCCCGTTGGCAACAACTGTGCCCGCGCCTCCAACGTAGATGTAGTACGTTTGGTAGAATAGCTGCGAGGACACACCAAAAGCGCCGCCAGGGGTGATCGGCACTGCTGGAATGGAGATTGGGTTAGCCAGTCTCACTGAGCCAGTGAATGTTACAGCTGGAACAGCAATGGTGGCATTGGTAGCTCCAAAGATGTTGATGGTGACGGAATAAATACCTAGGGGCACATTAGCATTGAAATTGATGGTGTTCCCACCAGAGACGGAGACTCCGTATAAGGTGTTGCCAGCAATTGGTGCCATATTTGCAAATGGCAATGCATTTGTCCAGGTAGCTGTGACAAAAACCGAGGTTGGGACCTGGGTAGGGGCAATAGTGGCGGCGAGTTGGGGCTTGCTGAGCTCAATCTCATAACTAGCCCACAACTCACCGACGATGTTGCTCTGTCCAGATTGTCCACCTTGGGTCGCCACTGTGACAGTGGCCAAATCGTACATTTTAACATCTCCTGAGACAATACCTGCGGTACGGACATACTGCTTGCTGAGAGGATTTTCAGCAGGTGCACACTCAATGGGCAGCACCCCACACGCAGAGGGAACGATGTCGACAGACCACATCTCATTCAACAATTGTTGCTTGTTGATGAATGCGGGGGCATCAGCACGATAGCTTGCAGCTAGCATGATTGATCCCATAGCCGTATTCGTTCCCGAGGTGAGAGCAGTTGCGCTGGTGCTTTTGTACTCGAAAACCAATCCTTTGAATCGATATTCCTGGAAACACTCAGCGACCGAGGACAGGTAGGGAAATGTTGTGGCCAACCCGGGGTTGATGGGGTAGGTCGTTTGTACAAATGTGGGGCCATTCATTACCACGTCACCGATGTACTCACGGTGGCGTAGCGTCATGGTCTCTTTTGATGAATGCATCATGGGGACTTGTTGGGATGCATTCCACATAGTATTGGTCATTGTGTAGTCCCCCTTCCCGAAAATTTTCGGGAAGCCAAACAACCCAGCGGCCGCATTGCCACCGCTAAGTAGCATGCGTCCGAGGTCAGTAACCTGACTCTTGGGTTGATTGAGTTGTTTAAGGAGGCGGGTAACCTCCATGAGATCGTCTGACTTGCGCGCAGCTTGCTTCTTCGCTTTGCGATTATTCTTCTTTGGTGGCATGTATTGGATCCCCCGCCACCTGGGAGACTGTTCATCGAGTTGTAACTGCCCACCCAGTGGGTCAGACATTCCGTGCAGTCGTTCGACCGTCCGCAATATTGCTTGGTACGTAAATATTTACGAGGGATGGTGACCCTCAACGTTTTGGATTGATTACACAACTCGACCCAATGGCTAACAGCCACTCCACCCTTTATACGTCTGGTGCGACGGTCCTCTGACATTGTCAGAAGGGGAGAGTGACATACCGAGCCACGTTTTCATGTGGCTCAAGAGCAACACCGCACAACGAATAATGTCTCTCGATGCACATTTGCTCTTCCGGGCTAATGCCGAAAGCGTAACAAAAGCTAGCTCTTGTCTTCGGCAAAACTTCTCCAAAGACACGCTTATTTCCCTTGCACAACTGACGCACCCCCCAGCCGAAGGCATCACGCTCACGTGTTGCCCTCACATCACCTGCAGACTTTTGGTACATGCGATAAAACTCCTGCCAAACCGGGATGCCACCCGTTAGCGCTTCACCACCTGTGCCAACTGCCTTCATCCACCCACGGACTTCCTTTTGGTTCCGGAGAACATGCACGGAAAAGCTGTCTTTTGGAATCGCAACCCTAGGGTCACGAACCATGAGGTAATCATCTGGTCCAGGGCCAACCCAGACAGGTTGCGTTTGACAAAACACAATCTGCTCAAAGGTATCAACAGGCTCCTCCACTATCATGGTGAAACCCATCTCCCTGAACCATTTGGTGAGTCCAATAGAAAAGAGATCATAGTCCTCTCTTTCCATAATGAACACACAATCATCGCCGTTGTTAACCAATTCAATATCCACGTCTACGCTTTCCGCGTAGGCGCCCACCATGGAACACATAATCACCACATTGCCGAGCGATGTGTTCATGTCCCCACTCATGCGGACACCTTCGGTGGTAAACTCGACGGTACCATCGCCAACAGTGCCAAAACACTTGTTGCGCAATTGCATCGCGAGCAGCCACTAGAGCCGGCGCCTGTGCCGGCCAGTGGGAAAGCACTCTGCATAAATGCCGTGCTCCCACCTGAGTGCGTCTATTGAAACATGTTGGTCAAACCGTGATGCATCACCTCCAACAGCCACCGGATCCAAAAATCGGTTCCACTTCCGCCTAATAGCGGAAGCCATCTGGGTGGCATTCATCCCCTTCATAACAGTATCAGCTCCCATGACATTGCCGATAGCTTTGAAGATCCGCTCCTCGATTGGTCGTATGAATTTACCAATCTCCACGTTGAATCTCGGTGATCTAGGAGAGATCACGCGAGGTACCGGTATTTTACTCGTGAAATTCGTTTTCTCATATTTCACAAAGGTTTTAACATACGAATCTTTCCGTCGCAATGGGATTACATCTAAAGAATCTGCGGCTTGCTGGTACACCACCCGCTTGCGGCCCACGTACGTGTCAACAAATTGTTGAGAGGTGATCGGGACGGTCGAGGGCAGATGGCGCACTAGCTTCCGTTTGAAATTAAAGAGGCGATCGGAAAAGATTACCGGTGTCAACGGTCTTGGAGGTGCTACGAATGCGCCATCCTCTCCTTTTACAAAGAAGACGCGCTCTTTCACAGCCCTTTCAAGAGCATTAAAGTCATTATTATAAGCAGAAAACACAACCGGGGGAGCAATCCCGTTAATGACTGTATATGTTCTCTGCTTTGGGGTACCCTGAGTTTTCCTTGCCACCAAACTGGGATGATCGGGTGCCACGCTACGCGAGCAATCAATCCCTGACAAGGTCTTAGGGCACCCCTAGCCACTCAGGCTAGTGGGAACGGTATTGTAACGTCGTCCCCACCACCATGAGACATCCCAGAACTTGGCGTTCCCACGAGCAATACGTCCTTGAACCTCGGAAGTCGCATAGACTTCCGCGGCATCAACCTCAGCCCTAGATGGGATGAAGCAGACGCTCAATGCTGCAGGAATCACCAAATTGATGTCTGCGTGTCGCATGTCCTTAATGGACTTGAGCCGGTCACGCATATATTTACGCGCAACGAGCTCATTAGCCTCACTACGTTCTCTGAAACCATAGTGAGTGCGACATTCGGAACCGACTGCGGCTGCCAGTTTCCTAACCCTGACCTGTCTGTTGTCATTCTCAATGACAACAACCTCCTCAGGGGTGTGTTCTGCTTCGTCAATATGCGTGATGAGTTGCGAAGCACGAACATGTGAAATTGTTGAAACGTGATCGCGCACTAACCTTCTGGTGAAGTATAGTGCGCCGGGAATCACAATGGCGCTTGATGCGGAGGCCACTAAGTAACCTACTGCAATCAGAGAAAGCGTAATCATTTTATTGAGCAAAGTAAACTGTTTCTGTACACTGTTACAATCAGTGCGGTGTTCAGTCGTAAATCTCAATAGTG